TAGTTCCTACAAATGGACCTTGTGGATTTAACTCATCACCATACAGACCTCCATATGATGTCGCTCCACCTACTCCTATATTTTCTATTAAAAAATCTCTAAAGTTACCACCTCTACGAGCCTCACCCATCTCTCTTTGAATTTCATTTCTAGCACGGTTTTCATTATAAGACAGATTCATTCTAGGATCTATAAGGCTTGCTGTAGGTCTCTCATCTATACTAACTCCACCTTGCTGAAGTAATTGTCTCGCTATTTGTGATCTAGTTATTGCCATTTTATTACACTACTTTGTTTTAGGGAACAAATCAAGCGAAGGCATAATTACCTTAATATCCCTTCTAATCTCTGATTCTGGGATTCCTTTAGCCTTCCATTCGTCCTCTGTATTATATTTTTCTCCTGTTTTCAAGTTGGATATAGTTGTTATTATTTTCTCTGGTTTTATTGTTTGCATTATGTTGTTACCTCTCTTGGCTGTATTTCTAGTATTGAGGCTATGACGTGCAGCTCATTCGCGTCAGAAGCTTGAACTTTTATTATTTCACTTTCTTGAACTACAAGAGGTTGAGTTAAAAGTTCAGTAGTAGTATTTGAAGATATAGCCTTAGTTTTAAATAAACTAAAAATAGTGCCAGATGAGTTAACTAAAGTTATAGTTATATTCGCTCCTGATCCTGCATCTTCAGATACTAAAATTGATTTGACTACAGCCGTAGTAGCCGTTGGAACTGTGTACAGAGTTGTTAAATCTGTTGTAGTTAAGTCTACTTTTTTATTAATAAAACTATTAGCCATTATTGTAAAAAGAAGTTAAATGCTTCTACTTCATCCTTAAGTTCTTGTTGAAACGTTGTATTTAATTTTTCTATCACACCATCAAGATCTCTGACTTGTGAGTCAGCTACAGCTTGATTATATACTTTAGAAGGTCTGGTAAGTGACTGAACTATTTTTGCCATTATCTTCTTCCATCTGGTTGTGTATCTAATCTAAAAGTTCCTAACTTCCAATTTTGACCAGATCCTGTATTTTCTACTTTTAATGCTATGGCTCTTGCTCTTGCTCTAGTGTCCACCTTACTAGTTGATGATGTTATTGTAAAGGGACCAAGTGATGAGCTTGCTGCTGCATCATTAGAGAAATTTCTTAAATTTAAAGTTACTCTTGCGTCACCTGTTTGAGATAAAAAGTCTGGTATAAATCTTCTTATCTTCATTAAAAATTCACCATCACCCCTAAAATCAGCCACACCTGTTTGAGTGCCTCTAATAGTTCTTTGTGTAATATCAAAATCTCCAGATGTTATAGATGCGGTAACAGCTGTAGTCGTAGCGTCTTTAACTTGATCAGTTCCTGTTTCGTGTTCGTAATATGTTGTTCTACCTTCTGTATTACCAACAACATCAAAAGAAGTATCAGTGTCAGCGTCATACTCTAATGCATGGGGTTTACCAAATACTGCAGAGTCTTTCCACATTGTTCTAGATAATGTGCCGATAGTCCAAACTGGTCTTTGTGGCGATGAATCAAAATAATTATATGTAACAACTCTATTAACAACTGCTGAATTAGTTGTTGGATAGAACCAAGATATTTCACCAAACAAGTTATTTAAACCTGCTGATATCATTTGATTACCAGAGTCTAAGTTAATATCGTCAAACACATGATCTTCTACTAAACAAGGTAGTGATTCTAAATTACCAGAGTATTTAAAGAAACCATTTTCAGAAAACCAGTAAGCAGCTCCATCTACTTCGACTACTGCATTTTGTCCAGCTAGCCCACAGTTAGTGCCTGCTTGTGTAAAAGCAAATGTAAAAGGTTGACCAACAAAACGCATTAAGAATAATGCTGTATCTGTGTAAACATAAATTGCATCTCTACCTCTAATAGCTCCCATGATCCGTGATCCGTCGGCCAGTCTCTGTGTACCAGCGTCATTGGTTGCTGTAGGTGTATACGTATTAATATCTTCAATAGCAGAGAATCTTATAAACATATCATCTTGTGTATCGATATCACCTATCGTGGTTTCTGTACCAAAGAACACTAAGTGTCTATCCGGTGTAGATACGAGCATGTGTCTTGATGCAGTTGGTGCATTTGTAATAATAGCTGCTCTAGTTGTAGTTGCATTGGACAAAGATGAGTCCCAAGAAAAACATGCGTTGTTGTGAATTAAACAAATAGCTTTATCACCTAAATTATCTAACGACCACATACCAGGTTCTAATACTAAGTCACCAGATGCTGCTTCACCCCAAGCAACAAAATCAGTTGTATTGGTTATGGTAGCACCATCACTGTGAGATGCAGCTGTTGTGTTTCTAACTCCTCTTGTTACACCTGTTAAAGTATTAGTTGATACACCAGTGTAAGACATTTCTTCTGTGCCTATCTTTATAAAGTTTGTTCCTGTGCTTGGAAATAAACTAGCATCAGTTAATACAATTGTAGTCGTGGAGTCATTTATAGCCCCGTTTAGCGTTGTTGTGATAGCTCCGGCTGCTTCACCACCCCAAGAGCCTAGACCCCACCCAAAACCTCTCTCTTGGACAGCAGAGCCTACAGGATAGTAGTGTTGTACTCTTATACCACCAGATGTAGTGGCTCCTGAGCCCGTTTCGTTTGAAGGCATTGTTATAGTTAAAGTTGTAGTTGTTGGTGTTGTAGTCACCATAAATTTCTTGTCATCAAAATCAGATGACGAAAAATTAGAATCTGTAATCGTAGAGAAGTTATCTAATAATATAATGTCCCCAGGATTAATATTGTGACTCGATGAAAAAGTTATTGTAACAATTGCTGATCCATTAGTTGTACTGAATGCACTTGTAAGAGTTGTTGTAGATTTAATAGGGTGTATGTCATAAAACACACCTCCTGAATATGCGTATAAAATTCTGTTGGTCCCTATAATAGCATACTTTCTACCCAGACTGTTTACGAAATGATGTAACCCTCTGCCTGCACCAGTTAAATGGTTTGTCCCTAATTGACTCCAACCGCCTATTTTTTCAGGGCTACCATATCTAAAACGAACATTATCACAATCTATCCACTGTCCTTCAGCGGTAGTAGCTGTAATTTGTTTGTTGATTCCAGGTGCAAATCCTATTTTTTGTAGCATGCTGTGTTATCCTATTTAGACGAAAGGATTATATATTATAATTTTTTTGATTAAAAGCCTATTTTTTAGGCGGTTCTGATGAATCGTGGGTCTGTATTTGTTTAGTTTTATCGTCAAATCTTTTATGCCAATCGCTGACCATTTTAACCAACATGTTTGAAAAGTGTTTTAATCCAGCAGAATCAAATATTATTTTACCTTTTATAAACAGAGACCATCTCTCTTTCCAAGAAAACTCTATATTACATGATCCATCTTCTTTTTGTCTAAATATCATCTTAATTGACTTTTCCCTATCGCTGAAGGCATTCCATAAAAAGGTCTTTTGTCTCTAACAAAATCTCTGTTTGGTCCATTTTTATTAACGTAATGCAAGAAGACCTGAGCCTGCCAGTCTCCTTGAAACTCTTTTCTAGAGTGTGTTATATCACAACCTTTGTACACCACAGCTTGACCTGGTTTTAAATTTATAGGTTTTTTGTCCATATAAATAGGCCACTCAGTTCCACAAGAACCTATGCAAACCGTAACACTATACTCACATGATGGTCTATCTTTGTGAGCTTTAAGGTCTGCAAATTTAGTGTACATTCTCCAAAAAGAATAAGTTGGTAATAATTTAACACCAGTTATTTTTTCCATCATGTTAACTTTATTTAACATTAAAGACTCCATTAGGTAATCTGCATAAAAATGAGAATCCATATTATTATTTTGAGCTTTTGGACTGGCAAAATCTGTCATATTAAATCTATGCTTTAATCTACAATAGTCGGTAAGAAGTTTTGTTTCCTCTATTGTTAAAAACTTTTCAACTAAACAATATTTTTTGTTTTTTAAAGAGCCCATCCTACTACTGAATACCTCGTTCCTTTTGTTATTGGTTTTACACCGTGTGGAAATAAAAAATTACTTGGCCACACTATTAATCTATTAGCTCTCACTGGCACTATTAATTCATCCGTGTAATCGGGATTTGCAAAACCCAAATCTCCGCCCTCATAATCATTGTTACAAAGAAGTATCATACTCATAGTTCTTGGTTGTGCAGCAAAATGATCTACGTGTAAATCATAGTGACCGCCTATTTCATATTTTAAAACCTCTATTGTATTTACTCTTTCAGCTCCTAAATCTTTTATCTTTGTATCTTTTGCATACGTCCTAATAGATTCAGAAAAATAATTATTTAATAAATTACACCAATGCGCTTCAGTTAAACTATCTCCAAGATTAACTAATGGTTTAGTTTGAACATTTCTTATATTTTTATCGAGAACACCTTGTCCCACTGAACCCGGTGTAAACCCACAGGTATTAAACCACCTAATCATATTACCCATTGTTTCATTTGGTAGAACATCGTCATAAACTTTTAAATACTTTCTTAGTTCCATGTTTTTTTACTCCATATCCTATCTTTGTATGATCTTATTATTTGAAGTTGATGACCAATCCAATCTCTAAATATTCCTTTTGCATTTGTAGTCCCAAATTTCATTTTCCAATCATCTCTTTTAAAAGGTATAACTTGAACATAAGGAGTTCCTCTTTTAATTGTAGTAGTTAGAGTTTCGTATTTATCGCCATTTACAACAAATGGGAAATTAACTTGTAAATTCCATTTATCTGTCTCCACTATGCCAGAAATAATTTCAAACCTATCATCAGCGTTATTTAAAGGTGGCACAAACAAACAAGAATATCCAGGAGGTGTTTTTATAACCCAAGGGTTTAATATTTTTAAAATATCAAAATCTTTATTTTTTTTAACAAAAGAAGATCCTTCTAATTGAAATCTGTGATGATATTGAGGTTTTTTTCCATTTAAATTCATCATTCTAACCTGCATCATATTATCTTCATTGCAAAGACCATATCTAAATTTATAGTCTTTCATTTTCTTTCCTGTCTCTTCATTCACCATTACTTTACCTGTTTCAGGATCAATCTTGTCTACGTTAAATTCAATATGTAGATCTTGAGGCATTTTTAAAACATAACCAGCTGTTAATGTGTCTAGAAAAGGCATACAACCTTTAATAGTTACTTCTTTTATAGTATGTTCTAATTTTTTGTACCAATCTGGAATATGTAATCTGACAGGCTCAGGTTTTTCTAAATCTGTATGAGCGTAATCTTCATGACATATGAACTCTATTTGCTTTCTAAACATAGAGGTAAATATACTAATTTGTAATTAAAAGTAAAGTACTATTATTTTGGAACCTGTAAACCAGGGTTTCTAGGTGTTCCACCAGCGTCTTCAACTAATTGTCCTGGTGTTTTATTAGTAGGGTATGTTAAATTTAACGCGTCTAAATCAATGTTTTGTAAAGTTTGTTTATAAGCTGTCCAAACTGGTCTTTCGCTGTGATCTGCTTTTCTGTTGCTAAGCCATCTATCAATAATACTTATGTCACCTTCTATCCAATCTTCTATTTGTGCTCTTGTGAAAGTTCCAACGTGATCATTATCATCTGAAGAATTATCGTGCACTACATAAGAGTTATCTGGATTAATGTAACCAAAAGTATGTGTTTCTTTTACTATTCCTGCATACTCTGCATCTGTAATTTCAATTCTATTGTAAGTTTCTGGATTTAAACCATTATCTCCCATCATAGCTAATATTTCTGTGTTTCCGCCATCTACTACTTTACATAATACTCCCTCGTTATTGAAATTTTCTGGTAAACAAATTGCGTATTTAGCCATGATTAACTTCCTGTGTTTTCGTAAATTAAGATTGCTCCGTGCATACCTTCACCAAGGTGTCCACCTCTAGGGTTTCCTTTACTTGATCCTGAACCCATAAAACGCATACCATTTTCTGAGACCCTAGGATTACCATTACCACTAGTAGCCGGGGTTTTCGACATTCCAGTCGAAAGCATACCGTAACCAAAACCACTATTATTAATGTCAGGTCCACTAGGAGCATCGAAACCTCCACCTGTGTTTGATTGGTATGATATTGCGTGTAAAGTTCCTATAGGTCCTGCCACAGCGTTACCAATAGATCCAGTCGCTGGCTGAGTTCCTCCGCCGCCTCCATTACCAGTTCCTATGTTTGTTAAATTAGTTGCAGTGCCTGCTGTACCGTTTCCGTTTGTACTATTTCCAGCTTCACCGATAGTATAAGGGCCTGAAAAAGGTGGACTAATTGGAGCTGTAAAATATCCAAAACCTCCAGCACCACCCTGACCATTTGCTGGTCCTTGTCCGCCACCTCCAGCACCTGTTATGTAGGCACCAACGAAGTTAGCATTATTTCCTGCAGTGTAAGTTCCAGTTCCTGGACCATATTCTGCAAAAGTAGGAACCATGTTTCCACCACCTGCAGTTCCAGATGAAGCAGAAAAAACTCTACCTGAAGAGTCAATACTTAAAGATGCTACTGTGAATGCACCTGTTGCTGGTTTAATTATTTTTGGCATTTAAATCCTCCATTAATCCACTAATTCAACATACGAAACATGATAGTCTAAATCGCTGGCAGCTCCCGCTGTAACGGCTATTAAATCAGTCTCGTCTAAATAAATCGGAGTATCAATAAGGCTTAAAGTTGAATCTGCTGGAATAGAAACTGTACTTAAAATTTTAAAGTAAGTTGAACCGTTGTCGTTACTGATTTCTACAGTAGCATCAACAGCGTTTGTTCCATCATCATTCGCTAAAAGTATTGTATCGATTCTAACTGCAGTATCTGCAGGAACATCGATCATAGTTGTTCTGTTAGTATCGCCCAAAGTACCCATAGCATTTTTGGGTGTGATGGTTGCTATATTAACAAGATTTGGTGTAGCCATATTTTTCTCCTATTTGTTTTCTACCCGAAAACCATGGAAAAGACAATACCTTTTCCATCAGTTGTTATTTTTTGTGTTGAACTAGTGCCATTAGCATTAGTTAATTTACCAACTCCTGAGCCTTTTGGCACCAAAGTAAGGTCAATATTAGTATCCCCACCAACTGCTGAAATAGTAGGACTATTACCAGTTGCCGCATTAGTTATGTCAAAATGGTTAACTGCAGAGGCTGTTGTTTGAAATTGTAATTGTTCGTTACCGTTTTCGTCTCTAATTCCATGGTCATCGTCAAAATCAACCATGAAAGAATTAGTGTCTAGATTACCACCTAATTGTGGTGTTGTATCATCGACTACATCAGAAATACCTGTTCCGATTGCAAGCGTTAAAATTTTTGGATTAGTTCCATCATCTGCAGAAGCAAAAACCATTTTATCGCCTTTGTCTGATGCTGAGAAAGTGAAAGAACTACCTGATCCTGACACATATTTAAATTGAACTGTATAAGATCCTGAAGTTGAATTTCTTAAAATATAAAAAGTTTGAACATCTAATGGAATAGTTACAATTTGATTACCTGTAATCGTACCAGTAAATTCTATCATTCTGTGTGCAAGTTCTGCACCAGTTGATCCATCTGATACTGACAGAGCAGTTGTTTGTGCACCACCAGCAATAGATTTTTGAATAAATCCACCAGATATTTGTTCTATAATTTCTAAATTGGTATTAGTTTTCGTGCCCCAAGTACCAGCGTTTTCACCTGTTGCTTGTTTTTCTATACCCAGAGGGGTGTATGTTGATGCCATATTTTTCTCCTATGCCGCGTCAGTATAACTTGTATTTGATCCCGTTGCAACATCAGAATAAGTATCATTCGATCCAGTGGAAACATTGCTATAAGAAGCATTCGATCCTGTACTTGGAGTAGAATAACTATTATTCGATCCAGTTGACGGTGTACTATAAGTATTATTTGAGCCGGTGTCAACATTTGAGTAAATAGGAATTGTTGTTATATTTCCAAGAGTTAGTGTGCCAGATAGACCCTCTAAACCTATTATTGTATCAGCAGGAGTTATTGATCCTACAGCAGAGGATATAGATTGTCCTGATATTCCTATAACATCAGCAGGAGTTATTGATCCCACAGACATTGTAGAAGATATACCTGTAGGTATTATTACAGGATTAGATGTTATTACAGCAGATCCTAGACTAGATGAGATAGATTGAGATTCTAAACCTACAGCTTGATCAGGTATTGTAGCAAAAGATCCAACACTAGATGTAGATTCTTGACCAGTTAGTCCTACTACAGCATCAGCAACTGTTAAAGAGCCAACACTAACCGTAAACTCTTGACCAGTTACTCCCATCACATCTCCAGGCACTAAAGAACCAACACTAGGTGTAGCTTCTTGACCAGTTAAACCCATTACATCCGCAGGAGTTATTGATCCAACACTAAAGCTAGAACTTACACCTGTAGGAGTTACTAGACTGTTTACAGATGAACCATAAGGTTCCTCACCCCATCCATTTCTACCCCAACCAACTAAAGTTCCAACACTTGTTATCTCACCTAAAGTTGATGTTATTTCACCAGGTGAAGATATACCAATTGCATCCGCTGGAGAAATCTCTCCAAGTGATGAAGTTATAGATTGACCTGTTAATTCTACTTGTTGAATATCACCTGCATCAACAGTGCCTAAAGATGATGATATAGATATTCCACCAACCTCTACAGTGTAAGCAACACCCCATCCTGAATTACCCCAAGCTTGTCTACCCCAACCAGCAAAGTTAAATCCGTCAGCATTTCCAAGTGAAGAAGTTATGGAGAATCCTGTTGTAGTAATTATAGTTTCTGCATTACCTGTTGCACTTCCTTGTAGTGCATCCATTTGTTGAGGCATTGAAACTTCAACAGTTGTAGTATCAAAAGCGTCTACAGATCCAACGGAAGATGACATGGATATTCCATCAAGTTCTTGAGCGTATTGAACACCCCATCCTGAGTTATTCCATGCTTGTCTACCCCAACCTGATATATTAAATCCGTCTGCTGTTCCTAAAGAAGATGTAATTTCAAAACCAGTTACGTTAATAGCAGGATCATTACTCTCACCCCATGGTTCTTCACCCCATGCATCTCTACCCCAGCCTTGTTCTGCAAAAGCTCCTAACTCTCCAACAGATGCACTAAAAGAAATACCTGATAAAGTTACTGTAAAAGTTCCACTCCAACCGTCTTCACCCCAACCATCTGATCCCCATCCAGCTTCGTTAAAAGCGTCTACAGAACCAACTGATGATGTTATAGATTGACCTGTTAAAGAAACAGCTATTACTTCAGATTGCCATGTATTGGCGCCCCAAGTATTATTGCCCCAGGTTGATGCCATAAGGAAGGCCTCCTTATGCTAGTCTTATGATCGCGT